CTCACCCATTGGGCCGACCAACTCCGCGACTACTGGCGCCGCCGCGAGATCCACCGCATCGGCCTCGAGCTCGTCCTCGAGAGCCGCAACTTCCAACGCCCCACCGACGACATCCTCGACGCCAGCGAAAAAATGCTCCTCGACCTCCGCCTCGAGACCAAGCAATCCGGCCTCGTCCATTGTGCCGACGCCGTCGACGCCGCCGCCACCCGCATCGAACTCGCCCACAAAAAGCGCGGCAAACCCATCGGCATCGCCACCGGCTTCAGCGACCTCGACCGCATGACCGGCGGCCTCAAGCCCGGCCAACTCATCATCATCGCCGCCCGCCCCAGCATGGGCAAATCCGCCTTCGCCACCAACATCGCCGAACACGCCTGCCTCACCGACAAAGTCCCCACCGCCCTCTTCAGCCTCGAAATGACCGGCGAAGAATTAATGGAACGCGTCCTCTGCACCCAATCCGGCGTCAAACTCCAACGCGTCCGCGACGGCTTTATGTCAAAGGATGAAATGGCCAAGCTCGGCCGCAAAGTAGGCGAGATCGTCGACGCCCCCCTGTATCTCGACGAGACCCCCGCCTTGTCCATCGCCGCCTTCCGCGCCCGAGCGAGACGCGCCGTCGCCAAACACGGCGTCAAACTCCTCATCATCGACTACCTCCAGTTGATGAAAGGCTCCACCAAACGCGCCGCCCAAGACCGCCGCCTAGAGATCGACGAAATCAGCAGTGGCCTCAAAGCCACCGCCAAAGAACTAGGCGTCCCCGTCATCGCCCTGAGCCAACTCAACCGCGACGCCGAAGAAAGAGCCGAACCCAAGCTCAGCCACCTCCGCGAGAGCGGCAGCATCGAACAAGACGCCGACGTCGTGGCGCTTTTGCACCGCCCCGAACGAGTAAGTCATAAAGAAGAAGACAAAGGCAAAGCCGTCCTAATCCTGGCCAAGCAACGCAACGGCCCCGTCGGCCGCATCGAGATGCACTTCGACGCCGAAATCACCCAATTCCGCAGCAGCACCGAGAAGCTCTACAGCAACAACAAAGCCGAACGCCAAACCTACCAACCCAAAAACTTCAACGACCCCAACGGAGACGACTGACATGAGCCACCAAGAAAAGATCGAAAGAATCAACGCCCAGCTCAACACCAGCGAGACCTGGGCCCGACGCTGGCAAGTCGAGCGCGAGCACAACGAACGCCTTTGCAAACAAGCCAGTCTCGCCCGCGAAGGCATCCAGCAACTCCGCGCCCGCGCCATCGAACGCTACAGTCACAACCAACGCTACGCCGCCGACCTCCGCACCGCGGACGACCCCAAGCGCGCCGACGTCTACGAACGCATGTGCGTCGTCCAATCCGGCATGGTCCGCGCCCTAGACGACGTCCTCCAACTCTTCGACCAAATAGACCGGGCGGACTAACCGCCCGGAGTTTTCAGTCTTCAGTCTTCAGTATTCAGCAAAACCCATGATCGCAAAAATCCTCAACGCACTTCGGCCGCTTACCATGCGGTCAAACCTCTGGCTGCTTATGTATCACCCCGAGCAAGGCCAGTTCACCGTCTGCCGCGCCGACAAAGAATGCGCCGTCAACGACCGACTCTACCGCGAAGGCCGGCTCAAGGAAATGAACGCTGGCCTGCTTTGCGCCGTCGAGTCGAGCGAAGCCGAAGCCATGAGCCAAATTCCCGTGCTCGCCAAAATGATCGGCCTGCGCTGGGACCCGGATCAATCCCGCTGGCTGCCAACTGAAAACTGACCACTGCCAACTTTCCCACCTTCCCACCTTCCTACCTCTTTATGTCATACCAACCAAAACCCGACACCTGGACCCTATTCCCGAACAAATACAAGAAAGACGGCAACCATCCCGACTTCAGCGGCACCGCCTTGTTGACCTTACCCGACGGCACGCAGGCCGAATACAAACTCACCGCCTGGAAACGCGTCACGAAAACCGACGTCAAATTCATCGGCGGCTTCATCAAAATCAAAGAACCCCAAAAAGAACTCCTCCCCGAAACCGAAGCCGGGGCAGGGGAGCAACCCTGGTAATCATGAGCGCCGGCAAAGGCAGCAAACCAAGACCCGTCGACCCGCGCACCTACGCCGCGAACTACGACGCGATCCGCTGGTCCGATCCTCCGACTGTTTCCACCCCGGTAGGGTCCGCTGGCCCAGCGGACCGCCCACCATATCCCGACTGGATATGCCACGAATGCGGACGCAAGCACGGCCGCGGCTGGCCCGAAGGCCACGTCGCCACCTTCCACGCCGGCACCTGCGACATCTGCGGCCAATCCGCCAGCGTCACCGAACCCCGCGACTACGGCCACCTCCGAGCCTGGCCCATTCCCTCATGATCCTCGAACTCCGCCCACCCTGGCCCGTCATCACCGAGCACGGCGAGGGGACCGCCAAAGTCATGATTACCTACGGCACCGACCACAACTGCGAATTCGGCGTCCGCTGTCCTGGCGGCCACTTCCGATTCTATTGGCAACCCGACGTCCGCCTCATCGGCAACCCCATGGACGGCAACGGCCTCGACCTCGACCTCCCGAAAGAATGGAACAAATGACCAATGTGGATACTCCCTCGACCCTTACACACGTCTCCTTATGTGCCGGATACGGCGGCATTGATCTCGGGCTTAAACGAGCAATCCCAGCTCTGCGCACAATCGCTTTTGCTGAGATCGAAGCCTTCGCCTGCGCGAACTTGGTTGCAAAAATGGAAACGGGACTCTTGGACGCAGCACCTCTCTGGACGAATCTTAAAACCTTCCCTTGGTCCGACTTTCACGACTGCGTGGACATCCTCAGTGGCGGCTACCCGTGCCAGCCATTCAGCGCCGCCGGTAAGCGTCTCGGTGCCGACGACCCCCGACACCTCTGGCCATACATATCAGCCGGAATTGTTGCAATGCGACCAAGTCTCTGTTTCTTTGAAAACGTCGAAGGACATATCTCGCTGGGGTTGCCCGACGTCATCGAAGACTTGGCAGGATTGGGTTACCGAACGACGTGGGGCATATTCTCAGCGTCTGAAGTCGGCGCAGTCCATCAGCGTAAGCGGGTCTTCATTCTGGCCGAGTGTAGTAGCCAGCGAAGTGCGGCAAGGTTTTCAAGATCGCTCGCGGGGCAAGAAGGGATCGCAGGAATCTTTGACCACCGCAGTCATTTTGCGTGGCCAAGCAGACCGGGCCAACAGCAATACGAATGGGAACCGCCAAGGGTCGTGGTCAACCCCGACGACAACGGATGCGTCCGCAATGTCGCCGGAACTCAGGCCCAGCAGAATAGCAACCAACAGAACCACGGATTACTTGGCGAGACAAGTGCAGTGGCCAACTGTATCGAGCGCAGGGGTGACGGGCGGAGCAACGGGTTTGGCGGGCGGATCGGGGAATCGAGCCAAAATGAAACGACTAATGGGCGGCGAGGAAATGAATTCCAAATTGAATCCCCGCTGGGTGGAGACCCTCATGGGCCTGCCGGTGGGGTGGGTTATGCCGAGCTGTGCGTCACCAGTGACAATCGAACCGACGAACTCCGACTCCTCGGCAACGGAGTTGTCCCCGCCACCGCCGAACGAGCTTTTCGAGTTTTGTTTGCAGAGCTGACATGACTTTTACGGAGCATCCGATTCACGCCGCGCCGTCCATCCTCGGCCGCGACCCCGCCGGCAACGTCCTCGTCCGTTTCGACGACGGCGTCCGCCGCATGACCCCGGATCAACTTGTCGAATTCCACAAACTTTTCGAAGAGCGCATCCGCCTCGAGATCGAAGATCCTTACCGCTACGGCGCCGTCCTGCCCGTGTGGTCCACGGCCGACCGCCAATTCGCCGAGCTCCGCGAGCAATTCCCCAAAGGCGTCACCGAGCTCCTCATCCTCGGCGGCAACCGCGCCAGCAAATCCCGCTACCTCGCCCGCCGCGCCGTGCAGATCCTGGTCAATACCCCCGGCGCCAAAGTCTGGTGCCTGCAATCCACCGAAGCCTCCAGCATCCA